AGTACAGCTGGAGCATGATAAAGTTGAAATGCTAAAGGCTTGTGAAACAAATGTTCCTCCTTGATTTGCACTTTGATAGGCTCTTAAAGTTCCAGACCTAGTGGTTCCGCAAGTTCCTACGTTTCCTGTCCATGAACCGCTGGAGCCATTACCAGTCGAGGCGGCAGCCCAACCAGTTGAAGTAAATACGTACCAAGAAGCAGAATCACTTGTTGTAAAGTCAATAGTAATGGTAGTACATGATCTATTTTCTGTAATTGAGTTGATTACAGGAGAAGGAACCGCAATGATAGGCGGTGTTACCGCAATGATAGGCGGTGTTACCGCAATGATAGGCGGTGTTACCGCAATGATAGGCGGTGTTACCGCAATGATAGGCGGTGGAGTTGCAATAATTGGCGGAGGAGGTGCAACGTAGTTATAATAAGTAAATGGAACATCGCTTCCTATTAAAACAACAGATCCTGAAGAAATTCCTTGACTTTGAACTATTTGTGAAAGACCAGAGTCGGATGTATTTGTTGAAGATTCTGAATATGTTAAGCTAGCTGCAGTAATTGATGTTTGGGCATTAGATCTGCTTGATCCAGTCACATTTGGAACAGACACTTTGCGTCTGCCATGTTTTCCAGAGTTTCTAATTGCCATTTATGTATCTTTCTTTTAAACGGTTAAATCGCCAAGAACAACCCACGAATTTAATGCTCTTTTAATCAAAGTTGCAGAACTCCACTGTGTTCTTAATTTTAATCCTGGCGTAGCATTTGGAGTAAACCCGCTACCTTGAATTGTTACTTGAGAAGATCCCGTTTGTAAAACATCTACAGTATACCCTACTGGGAATAGCCCAGAATCTACTATTGTTAGGGCCCCGCCGCCACTCATTTCAATTAATTTAAAAGCATCGCCTACTGCAAGTTGATATGCTGCAGCCTGTGCATTTGTTTGAACTAATTTGTTTAATTTAGTGTCTAACTCGGTTTGCGTTGCAGTTGATACTGGCTTGCTAGCATCTGATGTATTGTCAACAAGGCTTAAACCTACATCGGCTTTTAATAAACCTGTTGGAGAATTAAGAATTGGTGAGTTTAATGTTTTGTTTGTTAGCTCTTCTGTTCCCGCCAAGGTAACAAAGTCAGCATCTGACATTGCAGTATTAAATTGTGCTTTTGTTCCAGTAAATGTATTTGAACCCAAACTAATTGATTTATTTGTAAGCGTCTCTGTACTTGAAGCAGTAATTTTTGTTCCCAGGGCTGTAGCTGTTGTGGTAGCAAAATTTGCATCTGCCCCTAAAGCATCTGATAATTCTTTTAAAGTATTTAGCGTAGCTGGTGCGGAATTAACCAATCCAGAAATTGCTGTATCTGTATAACCTTTAACCTCTGTTATTGTATTGGTTAATTGTGTTTGTGGAACATATCCTGTAGCGTCAAGTTCGGCAACTCCGTCTGCGTTACCAAGTAGGCTCAGTGGAATATAAGTTTCTGGTAAGGTATTTCCTAATCCATCTACGGCATTGTCTACGTAAACTTTACTTGCAATTGTAGTATCTACTCCAAGAGTAATGGTGTTTGCTATGTCGTTATAAGTTTTGCTAATTCCTGTTCCCGCCGTAATTGCTAGCTCTACTGCATCCTGTGCAAGCTCCGCCAGTTCGCTTGGAATAACATTTAAATAAGAAAGAGCTGACCATCTAGATGTTTCATTTGAGGCAATTCCAATTTTAAATCTATTTACAGTAGTGTCAAAACCAAATTCTCCCATTTGTAAAATTGGATTATTTGCTGCCCAGTTTGCAGATGTGTCTCTTCTAAGCTGTAGTCTAATTGCCATTATCTAGCAACCTCCGTAATTCTAAGCCAAATTGATGTTGAGTTATTATCAATTGTAATGCTTTCATCTGCCGTGCCTCTTCTAGCTGCTACGGCAATTGTTTTTGCATTTGTACTGGAGTTAGTATATCTTCCAGTAAGCGGGAACAATGATCCAGTTCTTCCGCTTCCGCCTGAAGTAGTATTATAATTTGAGTATCCATAAGATATTTCAGTGTTGTCAACAAGTAATCTTGAGTGGTAATCATCATTTCCGCTGCCTGCATTGCTGTATTTGGATATATGAACATGCACAATTAAATAGCTTGATGAGCTTACTGGAGTATAGCTATATGTAATAAAACTTGTAGATGTAGTTGATGCTGCAATTGTTGCAGAAACAACTGTTACTTCACTATTATCAAGTATTGTATCTTTTAATACAGATCCTGCTGCTGCCCCTCTTACATATCCTGCAAAATTTGCATTTCCGTTATTATCTAAAATCATATTTGAAGCAGTATATGCACTATTAATAATTTCAAGTGCCCCAGCATCAGTTATACGCAAAAACTTATTTGGATCTGTAGCGCCAGATTTAGAGTTAATAATTTTTAATATGTCGGAGTATCCTGCCCCGCCGCCTTGTTGGTTTGCAGAAGATATTGTAAGTGGATAATTTGCATTATTTGATGACTGAGTTAAAGTAAATGGGGCAACTACTTCTGGGCCCGTTGCGCCTGTTGCGCCCGTGGCACCTGTTGCGCCTGTGGCGCCTGTTGGTCCATTTACACCTGTTGGTCCAACTACTGTTGAGTCTGCACCTGTTGCGCCCGTGGCACCTGTTGCACCAGTTGCGCCTGTAGCACCTACGCCTGTTGCGCCTGTTGCGCCTGTTGGTCCTGTTGCACCATCTAGACCGCTAGCTCCCGTGGAACCTGTTGGTCCTGTTGCACCTGTAGGTCCTGTTGGACCTGTTGGTCCCGTAGGACCCGCTATTGTGCTTGCTGCACCTGTTGGGCCTACAACCGTACTGTCTGCACCTGTTGCACCCGTTGGTCCAGTAGGGCCTGTTGGTCCCGTAGGACCCGCTATTGTGCTTGCTGCACCTGTTGGGCCAGGTATTGTGCTTTGTGCACCTGTTTCGCCTGTTGCGCCTGTGGCACCTGTAGCGCCCGTTGTGCCTGTTGCGCCTGTAGATCCTGTTGCGCCTGTTGCGCCTGTAGCACCTACACCTGTTGCGCCTGTGGCACCTGTAGGTCCATTATTATCTGCAGCAACAAATGCTAAAGCTGACCAAACTGATGTGCCGTTACCAATTTTAATTTTATTTAATGTTGTGTCAATTCCAATTTCGCCTGCTTTTAATACATATGTGGCGGAAGCCCATTGAGTTGTAGTTCCTCTTTTATGTTTTACCGAAGTGTTAATTGTCATAGTGAACCTGCATCAATATCTTTTGTTTCATCGTATTGGGCTGCAGAAGTTCCACCGTCAAATATTGTAAGTGCTGGATTATAGTTTCCTGCGTAAACGGTGTGAACATCTCCGTCATATGTGTGAACATGATTTTCTAATGTATATTGATCGCCAGCTGATCCAACTGCTAGCCACTCTGTGCCTGACCAAACTCTGAGTTCTGAGGCTGTGGTGTTATAGTATATATCTCCAACACGACCTGGTGCTGGATCTGTTAATAATTCAACGGCGTTAAGGGGGACTAATCTTTTTACAGACATTTAAATCTCCTTAACCAGTAATTACGACTCTGTATGCTCCACTTGCTGGTGCTGTTGCAAATCTTAATGTTACTGCATCTGTAGATGTGCGCTCTACATCTGTTTCAACAAGAGCTTTTGATCCTGCTGATTCAAAAACTTGAACAGTTACGTCTAGAGACCCTAAGTTGTGGTTTACTTGAATATAAGTTAAGCTTGATGGATTTGCTAAATCAGCTGCATATTTTCTTGCAATTGCATGGTAGTTAGTTCCATTATTTGTTAATGTCCATCGATCATCTGTTTCATTCCATAGAACTTCAACATCCGCAGAATCCCCACGCTCTACTTTTATTCCAGCATTTGCTGTTGGTGTGCCAGTTGCATTTGAGTTAAGGTTTACCTTATTGTCAACAATATTAATTTCTGTAGTATTTACAGAGTTAATTGTTCCTGTTACGTTAAGGTTTCCACCAACATTTAAATCATTAGTAATTGTTACATCATCTGGAAGGCCAATTGTTACTGTTGTGCCTTCGCCCGATGTAGGAGATACTGTTACTTCGTTAGCAGTTCCTTGAATATTTTGTACATAGTCTCCCGTTGTATCTGTTCCAAGAGCAACAGAATTTGGTGCAACTGTAGTTGTGATTGTTACATCCCCAAGATTTGTTATTGTTCCTGTACCAGTTACATCTCCTGAAAGAGTAATTGTTGGGTCTGCTACGTTAAAATCTAGTTTGCCATTTACATCGTCGTATGTTACTGAAATTCCTGACTCTGTATTAGAATCAATCATTCCTCCAACAATGTCTTGTACACGCTCAGCGTTTAATGTTACTGCGCCTGATGCTACTGTAAAGTCTGTTGAATCAAAACTTGCAACACCCTTGTTTGATGAGGTTGCATCTTCTGCTGATACAGTAATTGTATTATTTGTTACAGCTACATCAATTCCTTCTCCGCCTGCAACTGTTAACGTATCAGTTAATAAATTAACTGTGTCTGTGCCAGTGTCTCCAGCTATTGAAAGATTTGTAGCAACATCTGCTTCACCTGCAGCAGTCAAACGACCTTGCTGATCTACTGTAAATGTTGGGATCTTTGTTGTTGAGCCATATGAACCTGCTGTTACGGCGGTATCATTTAATTTTACTGTTAATGTTCCTGCGGTATCGTTGTAAGTTGTTGTAATTGCTGTTCCGCCAAGAATTGAAGAACCAATTAGGTCTTGAATAATTTCTGCGGAGCCAGACATCGGCATCCATGGGCCATTAGGAGAGGCAAGCCCATTGTAGTAGTACATGACATTGCTTAGGGAGTCATAATAAATCTGACCTAATCCTGGACTTGATGGTGCTGAACTTAAATTTTGAATTCGTGCATTGAGTAGCTCATTTTTGTTGAGGTCAATGTTGGTTACAAATAATCTTGCCATTTTTTACTCTCCTTTAGGACAGGTACGCTGTCCCTGAAAATGGTTGTGCCATTGTCAGTGTTATTTGGTTAATACTATTATAGTCTATTCCCGTTTCTAATATGTCTCCTGCAGAATTTTTTATAGTGACATTTGGGTTGTATCCTAAATTGTGTGTTATTTCAAGCCTGTATACTCCAGATACTGGCCCTGTTACCTGATTAATGTTCCATGGGTAGGTTAGTGTTCCTGTACTTAGAAGGTAGCTGTTTGCCCCTTCCCATGTTAAATCATTTGGTTTTGGGCCATAAAATCTAGTTGTGTACTTGTCGTAGTAAAAATCACCTTCGAGGCCTAGGCTATTTGATGGGGCGCCGTTTCCATTGAGTATAGTTTTTCCTCTAGGACCTTGCGGGCCAGAAGCAGAGATAACTACTTCATTTTTAATTTCAGTTACTATTACTTTTTCTACGCTCATATTGTCACCGATCTGCTTAAAGTTATATATCCCTCAAGAAGCTTTGTTCTATTTCCATTTGAATCTGTTACCATAATATCATAAGAAGATTTTGGATAAAAAAGACTATTGGTTTGTGCTGCTGTCATTGTAATTGTTAGCTTGCCTGCTGGTTGATCTATAACTATTCCGCCAGTTGGTGAGGACAAAGTAAATGCTAACTTAGATCCGCCTTTTGCATCTCTTACCTGCAATTTTGCAGATGCCGAGGTTAGCGCAATTGGAAGTCCAGCATTGTCTTTGTATTCGACAATAAATGAATATGTAGTATTTTGATCAATTTCAAAATTTTTTTGCGCTGACATAATATCTCCTAAAATAGGAAAACTCCTGTACTAATTTTAGCACAGGAGCAGTCCTAATAATGAAATTACTTTGATTCTGCTACGAATCCAAATTCCTTATTACTTGGGCTTAGAGCCTTAAGAATAACTGGAGCCACTGCGGCAAATCCACCCATCAAAAGATCTCTTGGACTGGTATTCCCAGTCATGTATAGAGCAATAGCTGCTGAAAGAAATGCACGTGCATAAGTTCCAAGCGCTGCTAAAATTTGTTCTGTCATAACAACTTTCCCATCTTTATTTAAATCTGCTTTTGCAAATTTAGCCATTTTGTCATCTCCTCGTGGGCAAGGTGCCCATGAATTTTCGGTTTACCCGAATACTATAAGTCTACCACTAAGCGGAAATATCCACAAGTTCACAGTTTCCGTCTGAACTGCAGGCAAGGGTGGCATTGGTAGATGTGCCATCCTCTGTTTCGTAAAAAGATAAATCCTCCCAACGAATTTCGTTGGGCATTTTAGAAACAAGGATTTCATATTCTTCTTTTGTTACTTCTTGGTATGGAGCCTGCTTGTATGAGTGATCTGAGTGGGGCAAGAATGAAATTCCAGAGACCTCGTCAAAATGTTTGTATACCCATGCCCCTACTTCCATCCATTCATCTTCTTTTACAGAAACTGTAATTGATGGCTTGTGCTCACACCATGCACGTTGATAAACTAACCAAATATTTAAATGCTCAATAGCGGTTAAATCATTTCTAACAATTGCACCTTCTGGTGCTTTAACTGGAAATGAAAATACGTATGTATCATTTGGCTTCATAACATCATCCTCTACTGGAATTCCAACTTCTTTTAAAAATGTAGAAATTGGATCCCCCTTTGCTCCACGTACTGTGCGAACATAGTGTGGAGAATGCCAAGCATGCATTCCTGAAGATACCCCGACCAATTGAGATACTGTTCCTGATGGCTTTACACATGTAATAGCAGCAGACTCAGGAATCCCAATTTTCCCAGCCTCATCTTTATTCTTTGCTCTTGCTGATTCTCTAAGAGTCATCAAGAAAGCTTCTAGCGAAACAAGGTCTTCTTTTCCTGACATAAACTTATGTCCAAATTGTCCAGTCAAGGAAACACCTAGCAGGCGTTCTTCTTCTGTATTGTCTTTCCAGATCTTACGAATATATTTAAAGTCGGTAAGAGTAGACTGCCATGTTCCAAGAATAGTTGCAAGTTCTACTTTGCGCTGAATATCTTTCTTTGTATCATTTTCACGCAATACGACTTCTGAAAGGTTACAAAACTGATAAGGACGTAGAATAATCTCTGAGCACGGGTTAGTTCCATAGTGTATATCTGGATCTCTTCTTCCATACTTGGCTGCTTGGGCTTGAGCTGCGGCCACATTGTATATACCTCGTTCTCCAGACTTTGAATCATATAAAGATTTCCATTCTGCAATAAATTGTTCCATGTCTGGCTTGCGTGAGTAAGCAACAGAGTTGTTAGACAAAGCACGTTGTGTATTTGCTTCCCACCAATTGCCTGATTTGGCCTGTGCCATCTCAATGTCGTTAATGTTAGAAAGAGAAATCATAGCTGAGCGACGAACTCCTCCTACAACAACAACTTCACCAATCTTACACATAATGTCGTGACACTCAATTGGCTTTAGATTTCTTCCTGTGGCGTTCTTAAACTTTGCAATTGTAAAATCAAATAGGTTAATAAGTGGTTGTGGTCCTGATGATCTTCCGCCCATTGTCTTAAGTCTTGCACCTGCTGGTCTTACCTTAGAAACATCAATTGCTGGAATTTGTCCAGACCAAAGTAGTGCTAGCAACTCACGATATGCTTTAGCCCAGCCCTGCTTTGAGTCTTCTACTGTAATTACTGTAGTTGACTTCTCCAGTGATTCTGGGACGGCAGGAAGTTTGTTAATATACTTATACTCAACAGAGAACCCTACACCTGTACCGCACATAAGGATATACATTGTCTCATCAAATGAACGTGCCGAATCAACTGGAAGAAAAGCACAATTGTATCCTGCAACATTGTCTCTTTCTAATGCTACTCCTGAAGTCATAACAGAGCGCATAGATGGCATGACGTTTCTTTCAAATACACCGTTTTTTAATTCCGCAACAAGCTTCTCATCTGGAATATAATTATAATTTTCTTTTAAATGGTTTAGCATAAAGCCAAAATATCTATCTACTGTCTCACCCCATGTCTCACGGCGATTATCTTCTGATATCCATCTTGCATATCTGGATAACGCAATGAAATTTTCGTAAGGATTTGCAATAGTTTTAGACATTTTATAGTACCTGTTTCTCCGCCCAGCGGTTAATTTAAATTTAGTGTGAAGATCCTATTCTACCAAAGAAGTGTTTATAGGGGAAGAGGCTAAGAAAACTTTTTAAATAAATGTTCAAATGCTTTCTTAGTCAACTGATCCCAATTATAGTCTTTATGTATTTGATCAGCTTGGGCAAAATAATATCCTGAATAGGCTTTAAAATTAATAACTGCTTCGTACATTTGTTCTTCTAAATGTTTTCCATCTGGTCTAAACATTTTTCCAATGTAGTTGTCTCCTACAGATTTGGGTAAAGTCTCATCTGTAAGTTTAGATTTTAATTTAAGCGGTCCTAAATATTTTTCATAGTGGCACCAATCGTGTGTTGATATGACTGGCATACCTGTTGCAAGTCCTTGGATTGGAATAAACCCAAAACCTTCTCCCCATGTAGGGTACAGGAGAATATGGTTAGTGTGATACAAACTTAAAAGTTGATCTTCTGTATACTCATCAGTTATAATTTTTATATTTGAATAAATAGTATCTGGTGTTACAAATTCGTTATTTGAATTGTACATTCTTGTTGTATTAGAATGATGGCACTTTAAAGTAAGTTGATAGTCAGGGTTATTGCCAAACAGCTTTGCAAAAGTGTCTACTACTAGCTGTCCATCTTTTCTTGGTGAAGGCTCCCCTATATGCAAAAATTTTATTGGTTGACCTTCACTAACTACTCTGCGTTTTGGTTTCCAAAAATCTTCAATGCCGTGTGGGTAAACATATATTGGTTTTGTTACTCCATTGTCTTTAAATACCTTAGCGCACCAGTCTGATGTTGCCCAAACTTCGTCGCAATTATTAAATCTTTCAACCCAGTCTGGTCTCATTGATGTTGATTCCCAAGGGGTGTACCCAATTTGATACTGACCTTTGTGTAATTTAAAATGGTGGGGTTGTGTAAAATTAATTTGTATATCTGCTTTAGGATTGGCGTATGTAATATAATGACCTAAATTATTTAATGATTTAACTATATTTTTCCCAGCGTAACCAAAGCCAACGGCTGGGTTTAGTCCTGCTTTAATCGTATAATAAGATATATTCATGTTTTCTTTCTAGTTGACTGGCTTGACAGGCTTGGGTAATCAATGTTACTATTATAGTTCGTTATCTCTAGAGGAGGAAATGCCAATGGAGAAAATAAAACAACAGGTAAGTGATTTGGCTCATAACCTGGTTACAATAGTAATGATAACATTATTTTTGTTTCCTGTACAGCCTGCAAATGCCTTAGTAGTAAAACCTTTAGTGAAAACTGAAGCCCAATTAAAGCAAGAAGTTTTAGATAGCTTTAGTAAAGAAATTTACAAGTCATCTGAGATGCTTACAGACAAAGAGCTAGTTCTACTTCTCAAGACTGTAGGATTCGAAGGAGAAGGCCTTAAAAAAGCTTGGTCCATAGCAAAGCGTGAATCTAATGGAAGACCGCTTGCATATAACGGGAATAAGAAAACTGGAGATAGTTCTTACGGAGTATTCCAGATAAACATGATTGGAAATCTCGGTCCAGACAGACTAGAGAAATTTAACCTAAAGAGTAACAAAGAGTTATTCGACCCAGTAACAAACGCAGAGATAACGTATTATATGACCAATGGCGGTATTGATTGGTCGGCTTGGAAGGGTATGACCCCAAGAGCTAAGGAATGGCTATTGCAATTCCCGACTGATTAGAAAAAGTAGGTCAAATGCAGATACAATATGTATCTAAGTACATAGCCTTATCAGAAGAGGGCCTTGTTCCTAGACTTGAATGTCCAATGGATCAGGGCTCTCTCCTATGTAACCTAGACCTTGAAGATAACATTTATTTATACTGCCTATCTTGTAAATATAAAAACAACATAGGGCTAGAAGTATACGAAAAATTAGTGAACGGAGTTAACAATGCCTGAATGTGCATGCGGAAACTGTAATTGTGGTCAAGGACTACAAATTACAACAGAAAGTGCGTCGGCGGTAGAAGAAGTGCAATATGAGTCTTCTGGATTTAATACTTATGAATGGAAGATGCCCGTAATCTTCCCTAATACTGATGGAGAGATAAATAAAAATGGATGAGTCACAATTGCCCGATGGGGCTGTAATATCAGATGCTGGAACTATTGAAGAAAACCTTCCTATGGTTACCTACATTATGCTTCACAGAATATATGACCTTCTCTCACTAATTGCTGACAAAATTGTCGGCGGAGAAGAAGTTCAAAAGATGGTTGGGTATCATGAAAAAGGATTCTTGCTTGGTCCTGAACCTGCATACACTCCAATTGAAGTGAAGGATGAAGTAAATGGCATATAGTCAAGAGCAAATGGATTTTGCCCATAAGGTTGTTGTTAGACTTATGGAGATTTTAAAAGTATGTCCTAATGTAGACGATAAATACGTTTGTCATACATCAACACAAAAGGCACACACAAGATGTGTAGACCTAATGGTTCTTCTTGCCGAAATAACAAACCTACCTGAGTATCTTGTATACCTTGGAAACAATGAAGAGACAAAGGTGGATCCTTATGGATGGATTCTTGCCTATCCACCAGCTGAGGCAATTGTTGAAGGTGCATTAAGTAATAATGAAAAAGTAGTTGACTTAGAATAAAACATATTCTACAATAAAGATGTGTAGGTTAGAGACACCACCATGTCTCCCTATATAATGTGTAGCAATACACTAGAAATGCCCAATCGGATCCGCCTCTGATTGGGATTTTTTCTTTTATATAGATAATATATACAATGCGGACATATAGTGCAATTAGTGCGAAAAAAAGTGCGCCGAAAATAAGAACACCATATTCAAATATACGATATAATTATATTATGCCTAGACATTTCTTTAAACTATGGAATTCCCCTAAACAATATGCTGATAGCAGGGAATCTAGGGCTGAGCAGAAAATAGAAGATCTTTTTCAATCTATTAAATTTAAGCTTTGGCACATCTTTAAAAAATAGCCCTCATAAGCCCTCTACGGGGGTTTTAAAGCCCTAACGGGTCATATTTGGTGGCTACGCCCATAAGACCCCAAAAAGGGCGGGAGAAAAAGGATTACCCTATATCGTTATATACACCAATGAGTAGTATGTTGCCAAAATAAAGATTAATGACCAGAGGAATATCTTAGAGCTGTTCAAAGTCTATATCTTCATTTAGGTCAAAATCAAAGATTTCTTCTTGTCCCGCCCATTTTAAAAATTTATATAAGTATAGACCTGAAAAGACTGCTGTCGCAGTTAGCGTTATTAACGCAAATATTTTTTTCATATTAATCCTAGTCGACTAGTATTATTGATTAAGCTTTGCTGCAGCATCTCTTGCTTCTTTGGTGTGCATGTAATCACCAGAGCAAACTGTGCAGTATGGAGCCAAGGAACCTTGTTCATCCATTTCAATTCCCCACTTGGACATATTGCATACATCGCATGGGCCTAGGTTTCCGTCTTCAAAATTATTCATAGTAATATTATACCACCTTTAAAATTAGTTAACTACAATATCTGTAGTGCTGGATAAAGTCTTTTCCATAGACAGTTGTGAAGCTTGTCCTTGATCCATTTTAGCCTGCGCTTCTTCTTCCGATTCCGCCATGACTGCTACTTTAATAGCCAGATCATAAATGTATACTTTTAATGACATGTTATTCCTAGTCGACTGCTTTTATAGATTCTATTAAATGTTAATAAAATATTTTTTAACTATTGCCTATTGCTTATATATATTATATAGTTCTTTTATTGATTACTTGGAAATTAGATTTTAGCAAACCCCCCCTACCCCCCAAATTTTATCTTTTTGGAAAGTAGGAGAAGTTACTAGATCATATTCCCAAGTACCTACTTGGCATATTGAGTCTTAGTGTAACCCCCGAAACCTTTCTAAGTATAACATTTGATATTTTCGAAAGTCAATAGCTTTTAGAATTTACCAAAATGTTAATATATTTTTAATTTGTACGATACACCCTTTTTTGAATGTCCGAATTGTCCGATAGTGCGCCCATAATCCTATGACCTTGAGCGTGGGTGTGGTGTAACTCACAAAAATAGTTTGCGAATACTAGCGAGTAACCCCCCTAAATGTCAGTCCCCCCTGCTAGGATTATAGTATAAAGAAAATCAAGAAAGGTTCTTGATAAAGAAAGGAAAACAAAATGTTTTCACTAAATTACACAGTAGGCTTAGGCTCTACTACCCTCCTAGTTCCTAGCGAGGAATACGCTAACGAGTTTCTAGACATAGTCTCACAGACTAGAGTCATAGACACAGTAACTCTAACCGAGTTACCTAACTATAAGCCTAGCAATCGCAAGGTTTATGCTACTACTAGAAGTTGGGAGTAATACTAATGAACGATTACTATGACGATATCTATCTAGATATCTATCTAGAGTTTGGCGCTGATAGCGTGTCAGACCCCGTCTATGCTGAGCAATTAGCAAAAGATAAGGGTGTGAGATAACTCACACCGACACACCTAGCCCTATGCTAGGTAATGTCAGCCACATAGGCTACAATATCAACTATAACAACTAACGAAAAGGATAGAAAATAAAATGACAATAACATACTCACTATGGGACGGCGCTCAACTACTAGGCGTCAATTTCACCGCTACTAGCGCTGATGAAATGAATAAGGTAGTAGCAGACTTACAGAAAGTCTCTAAGGGTGTAGTAGCCCATATGCGAAAGGTAGAACAAAACTAATGATGACTAAATGGGATACTATTCAACTAGATGTAGCGGACGCATACCGCCACCTAGATGATGAACTAGAATTAGAAAATGAAGAAACCGAAGAAGAATATTTCGGACACGAAATAATTTCGCTTGATGAATTGAGCGATACAGAACTAGAAGAATTGGCGATAATCTAATGACTATAAGCGGAATACTATTAGAACTAAACGACTACGGATTAGAGTTAGATAGTTTCTTAGGGGCTATCTACTTACCTTGGCACACTATTATTCTTACAGCCTTAGCGGTTGTAGCGTATAAAGTTTATAAAAGAAAGCGGGCTAAGTAATGACTACTAATCGCTTACTAACTACCGCCGTCCAATTACTACTAGCGGGCGTAACTATCCCGCTACTAATTGCCGTAATCAAAGATATAAAAAATGGGGGACTAAATGACTAAATCACAATTTGAGAAAGATTTAGATATAAAAGATAGTTTTATAGATTTGCTAAATGATGTTTATCCTAGCGTAAAAATCGGTTACTCAACTTTTACTCCCGCCGAAATTTTGGAATGTTGCGACCCTGTTGCTTTTTCTATCGGACTAATTGAACACGAAGATTATTTAGCAGAAATGGAAAACGAATAATGGAATTTTACGGATTTGAACACGCAATTGAATTGGATCATCTTACCGATGAGCAAATTTTACAATTAGAAAAAATATTTGAAGATTATGAATAAATAGCGGCGTGTCGGCTTGACAAAAGTCGATGCGCCCGCAAAAGCTGCGGCGTCGGGCGTGTCGTTATGAAAGAGTTATAAAAACCCCCGAAATTTGCGGCGTGTCGATTTGACAGACAAATCGGACATTTTGATGTGATTAGTATCACAAGGCTTGAGCGTCTCATTATTTGGAATTACTGGCTAGTAAGTAGAGAAATGTCAGACCCCTCGTGTATAATTCCAGATATAACAACAACGAAAGAAGGTCACTTCATGAACCTAGATGAATTCAAGGCGCATATTATCGCCACCCGCCAAGCAAGCAAGGCTGAAGCCTTGTCAGTGCTATCTGCTACAATTACAAAATCAACAACAACGAAAGGTGACAACTAATGTCAGCAAATATCTACACAATCGAAAGCCTACTTGTAGGAAAAAACTATCGCTCCCGTTCCGTGGAAGGTGAAATTATTTCAGCGGAAATCCACCCTAAAGCAATTTGGTATGAAGGTTGCGAAACTTATCTTGTAGAGGTTCGCCCTACTTATTCAACAACTAGCGGAAAATCTAAATGGTTTGGAAATACTGTTTATCGAACTCTCGCAGTAAAGGTTGGTGCATAATAATGGGATACATTGAAATTTTTAGAATGGACGAGGAAGGTGCTGGCTGGGTAGATTTATCCGAAGCCACCCCCGATGAATTGTTCAACATTGAAATTGGATTACTAAACGAGGGGATTTTTACTACACCCGAAGCCGAATAAATGTCGGTGGGTGCTGGTATAATTCCATTACAACAAAACGAAAGGAAAACTAAAATGGGTAAAATGAAAGAACTATACACCGAAATCATAAATTGCGATTTATGTAATGGTAAAGGCTGGCTATTTGCTGGCAACTCTATTGAATATGATGTAGAGGCTTGCGAATGTAATCCGCATAGCCTAGAGGTAAATAACTAATGAGCGAAATTGCTGGAATGTGGATTTGCGATAATTGCGATACTCTCGCCATTGTGTCGGTGGAAACTGATACAATACTTGTAACACAATGTAAATGCGTAACTAACGAAAGGGAAACTAATGTATAAAATAACTGTTGCTAATGATAGCGAACCTCGACACTTTACAAAAGAATACTCAGATGAATTAGAAGCGCACACCGAGTTTGCTAAATTCATTGACTGGGGATTTGCTGATGAATACTCAACTGTAAATCTTTACACGCCAACTGGCAAATGCTATACAAAAGTTTTTTATCGTAGTGGAATGGTCGTAGTAAAATGATGACACGAAAAGATTATGTCGCAACCGCAGAAATTCTAAAGTTTGCTAGCGATAAAACTCACCCTGCTTTATTTTCTAAAATTGTAAATGATTTCGCAGAAATGTTTGCGAAAGATAATGAGCGATTTGATGTAAACCGATTTCACGAAGCGAGTGGGTATAATGTTCCTAACTTCAATTCAAGATAAAGTAAAACGCATTCAGGAATTGCGTCGCAGTAATGCGGCGCAACCTGTTCGCAATAAAAAAAAATACACACGCAAAATAAAACATAAAAATAAATTCGATCAATAAAATTAATTTGTCGACAAAACGCCCGCAAAAGCTGCGGCGTCGGGCGTGTCGTTAAGGGTGTGATCAAAAACACCCTGGAAAGCTGGGCTAGGATTGGAATATGTCGGTCCATTCTGCTATACTTGCCATTCAACCAACGATTGAGGTCCAATGAAATTGAAACGCTCTAATGATAGAAAGGTGGCTAACCTTGTCACAAAAAATGGAAAGCAAGCCGCAATTGCGAACACGTTCGGCCTACCTGCAGGAAAAGACTTTTCTTGTCCTGGTGCAACGTCTATCTGTGAGACTGTTTGCTACGCAGGCAAATTGGAAAAACTATACAAAGCCGTAAAGGCCAACCTATTACACAATTGGGAATTGCTACGCAATGCCGATACCGATACAATGCTTATTCTATTAGATGAGATGATTGTAGAATTTATTGCAGATTGTGAAAAGAAAGACGCCCCTAAGTTATTCCGTATCCACTGGGACGGAGACTTCTTCAATGATACTTATACTTATGCCTGGAAAGTAATTATTGAAAATCATCCCGATGTTCAATTTTGGGTTTACACACGTGTAAAGTCTGCAGCGCTTATTCTAAAAGATGTATCTAATTTATCTCTTTACTATTCTACCGATGATGAGAATAAAGAAATCGGCCACGAACTAAAAGTAAATGAGGGAATTCGCCTTGCATACTTAGGGAAGACATTCGCCGTAACCGAAAACACAATGAAAGAATTGACGGGCAAGCCTGGTGCCAAATGTCCCGAGAATATGAAATCAATTCCGCTTATCTCTAGCGCAGGCAGTGCTTGTGTATCTTGTGGCTTGTGTGTTTACGGTAAAGCAGATATTAGATTTTCTGCGAGTAAAAAATAATGGCGGACCTGGTTGGATCTGTTATTGCAATTATAATCCTGGGAGCTCTTGTACTTCCAATTCCTATTGCAATATGGGCAGTACTTAAAGGTTAACGGCGTGTTGACTTGACAAAATGGTGAAGCGCCCCCAAAGCTGTGGGGGGTTATCCACAGTTATGAAGAGTTATCCACAACCCCTGGAAATTGTGAGATTTATCACAAGACTTATGCGGGAATAGATTAGGTAATGTCAGTGCACTATGCTAAAATACTCTTATCCAACAACGAAAGGTAACAAATGTCTAATCTAATGTCCGTTCCACACACAATAACTTTCGAGGCTACTATTGACCTCGATAAAATTCCTAGCGAATTATTGCCTGCCCTACTTGCACTTAGCAAAGAAGATGTATTGCGTATGTGCAAAGAAGCAACACTACACGCACTTGCTGAAAGTAAGATGTTGCAAATTGCAAATGAAAATAACACTTGGGCTGAAGTAATTGTCAAGGAAGGTAACTAATAATGGGATACACAACAGCACTTGATTTATCTGCTGAGTTTGATTTAGAACAAGGTATTGCTTATCACTTACAGGGTAATCACTATCCACCCGTTCCGCTTTCTATGGTGCAACCTTGCATAGATGCAATAGATGCTTTCTATGATGAGGACTATAATAAACTAATCGCAATGCCTGAAGGCGTGTCGTATCGTGGAGAAAAGTTTGCACCTGCCTCCGCTATTATCGAACAGCACCACCTAGACGCTTGGCTACCTGAAAGCGAATACTGAGATCAAAAGCTGAGCGTGTGAGTTATCTCACACGCTTGGTATCTCGTATAATGAGATTGGGGTTGATAGATGTCAGTCCCTAATGCTACAATACTACCTAACAAGAAAGGAAGCAAAATGACAATAGATAACAAAACCTATCAGGTTGGTGATTTATTCACTACCCTAAAGTCAAAGGAAACAGGCGTAATCAAAGAGATTATTCCTAACTCATCTGGCTCGGTGAGAGTCCGTCTGGAAACAGACAACGGGGAACGCTGGACAACTGTTCTAGCAGACAACCTAGCGTAATGAACGGCAGAGGGGTCGCATTGAATTGTCAGACCCCTCTGCTATACTAATCAACCAACCAACGAAAGGCAACAAATGACTAGAGCAATAACAGTAAAGGTAGCAACTACCAAAGTAATCAAGGCACTAGAAACTCGTCTAGCAACGCTAGAAAAAGACTATGCTTCTCAAACAGCAAATGAAGCAAAGTTCCAAAAGGCATACGAAGCGTGGAAAAAGGAAATTGGTAAGTGGGCTATTGCTAACTTCTCAAAGGCTGAAAACCTACGCACAAACTATCGCAACTGGAACAACACACTCAATGTTGATTTTGACATCATCACAAAAGAAGGTTCTTTCCCTACTGAACCTGAAAAGGATTTTGAGGTTATCCATCAGCACAGTTATCGTGAGATGAAAGAGGACATTTCCAATGCTCTCACAATTCTCAAAATGACAGATGAGGAAACAGTAAATGCTTCCACAATGAAGCAGATTGCTAAGTATCTCTAAGCAATTTGGGGGGCAGAACTAAAGTCCTGAACCCAAACAACCTGAGTATGTTGCTAAACTGCTCAACCAACCAACTATCGAAAGGAAATAAAATGTCACCTATTCTAGATACCGCTAAGGGTCGCTTCTACCGCAAGGGAGATGTATTCACAACTGGCAAATCAGGAATTACTGGCACCATCTCGGAAATCGTTTCTATCCGTCCAACTCTAACTAAACTTGGATTGAATACAGAAAATGGTCTTCGCTGGGCAATGGTAAAAATCGGCGCATAATCTTAGGGGGCTAGACATAATCTAGCCCCCATGTTATAATTCTTATTCCTACTAAAGAAAGACAAAAATGAAAAATCGTTATCGTGTAGAAATCTATGACGCCAACAAAATGAATGATGTAACTATTTATTCTGATAGTGGCGTTGATAAAGATTATCTTACTGAATTAGTGTTTAGTAATCTGCGAAAGTTTAGCGGAAGAATAAATGCTTACGTGTTTGATAATGTAAGAAAGAAAAAGACAACTGCAATGTTTCTTGATGAAGCGGTTGTAACTAAATACAAAGTAATTTAAAGCTGGGGCGGGATCTTATTCCCGCCCTATCTATTTGTCGACAATGCCCGCAAAGCTGCGGGGTTATCCACAGGCTTACGGCTACCTGTGGAAAAACCCTGGAAATTTGTGAGATTACTCACACCGCCCAATTCGGACATATTGTATCTAATCCTAGACAATGTCAGTGGCAGATGTTATAATGAATCTAACAACCAAACGAAAGGAATAAAATGGCTCATAATCTAGAAATGGAAAACGGCGAAGTTGCTTTTGCTCTTCGTGGTGCTCCTGCTTGGCATAATCTTGCCAATCGTATCTTTACTCAAGATGAGGAAGTTACAACACAATCAATGCTCGATGAGGCAAAGTTAGCGAACTGGAATGTTCGTCTATCTCCAATCAGCGAATATATCCCCGATACATTCAATGATGTATCTGAGGCTTCTCTAGTGCTACGCACTAACCCATTCAATGGCGGAACTGATGTTCTTGCTACTGTTGGAAAGCGTTACAAGCCTGTGCAGAATGAAGAGTTATTTCAATTTGCAGATGCAATTCACGATGCTAACGCTGACTGCCGTTGGGAATCTGCTGGCTCACTAAAAAAGGGTAAAGTAGTATTCGGAACTGTGGACATTCCACGCACAATGGTATTAGACCCACAAGGCGCTAATGACCAAACCAAACTCTATCTAATTGTATGGACATCACACGATGGTTCTGTTGCCGTTCAGGCAGCCGTTACACCTGTTCGTGTTGTATGCCAAAACACTTTGAATCTTGCTATGCGTAATGCTAAGCAATCATTCAAGATTCGTCACACGCAATCTGTTGAAGGTCGCATTCAAGTTGCTCGTGAAACTCTAGGGCTTGCTCTAGGTTACTTTGATGAATTTGAAATTGAGGCTAAGGCTTTATTTGCTCAAGCAATTACTGATGCTGAATTCTCTAAGTTGATTCAGACAATTTATCCTAAGCCAGATAAAGATGCAGCAAAAGTTGCGCTAACTAAATGGGAGAATAAGGTTGTTCTTCTTGATGACCTTTATCATAACTCACCAACTAACGCTACAATCAAGGGAACAAAGTGGGGTGCGTTCAATGCACTAACTGAGCGCCTTGATTACTATCGTTCAGGTCGTGGCAATTCTGAAACACTAATGGCTGGTGCATCAGGCTTTGACCCAATTCTCACTGCTGAGAAAAATAAAATTCTGAAGTTGGTAAAATCCTTCTAAAGAATGAATAAAAAAAACTAAATAAAGATTCCTGAGCAAGAATAAAAACTGCTCATATTTTTTTTGATCCATTAGCTCAGTTGGTTAGAGCGCTACCCTGTCACGGTAGAGGCCGTCGGTTCAAGTCCGATATGGGTCGCCAAATAGATTTGTCGACAATGCCCCCAAAGTTGCGGGTGTGATTTTAATCATACGGAGATCATAAAAAAAGCCCTGGAAAAGCTTGTATATGTCAGTGGCACCTGCTACAATTCTCGAATGACAAAGTATCAGAAATATACCTGGGTGTGCACGGGAGACTGTGACGCCTTAATTGAATATACCTGTAAAGATGGATACGGGTGGCCAAACGGTGTGATTGACCTCACATGCCCGTGTAACTCTAAATGCACATTATTGTCAGTGGAAGATGCTACAATACCGTATACAGATACACCCCTAACGAAAGAGGAAACAATGGAAACAGAAACACCTGCAGTAACAATTCCTGATACATATAACGCCAACCTATTGGTTACCTACAAAGTAATCCGTGGTTATTCAGATGCAGAATATGCAACTGACAAAGTTGCATCTATTGAATGGGACTTACACAATGGCCGTCAATCACAGAAGCAAGCAAATATGTATTCATCTAAGATTGACACAGTCAAAGATATTATCACTGAGGCATATGCTGATTCAGAAGACCAAGAAACACTTCGTGCAATTGCTGAAGCGCTTTCAATTGAACTAATAAGAGAATTTGAATTTACCGCATCTATCGAGGTTAGCGGAACATATTCATATAACATTCTTGAAAATGATTATGACTTAGACCTTGAGTCAGAAGTTACAGATGCTCTCTTTGCTGATTCACAGAACGGTAACATTGAAATTACCGACCAAGAAGTATGCAACGTTAGTGAGCGCTAATGTACTTTGAGTTGACTGCTCCCAATAAGTTATCTTTCGAGATGGCTTATTGGGATGCACAAATAATTGGGCTTGACCCACACGTATTGTCTGCATTGACTTTCAATGTTGGAACTGGTAGTATTGAGAAAGTAAGTAAGATTCGTGATAAGCACAATCTTATCGAGTCTTATGTTTCAGACTACGAACCAACAGGGTATACAGGGAGATAATGTGTCAGATTACAAAGATGGTTTTGATGACGGGTATAAGTTTGCTCGTGAAGAAATGATGGAAAAGTTATCAGAGATTGATATCAATGACATCGACTCTTGGATTCTTGACCGCCTTTGCGAAATGATCGAAGGTGGGAAACTATGATGGCTGAATGGCTAAAGTGTGACCAATGTGCAGCTCAGGCTATGTGGGAAGCAAAAAAAGATTTGTTTTCTCTTTATTTCTGCGGGCACCATAAAAATGAACAGGGCGAGCCACTTGTGGACTGGGCCCAAGAAATGGTACAATTGCTCAACCACGAGCAAGAACAACAACTAACAAAGGCGGAATAAAATGGGCGACAGAGCAAACTTCGGATTTAAACAATCTGACGGCAATACAATCTTTTTATACGGGCACTGGGCTGGCCACGAGATGTTGGCAAACCTGGCGTCAGCAGTTAGCGCTGCAGAGCCAAGGTGGCAGGATGAATCATATGCAACACGTATCGCTATCTCTAATCTAATTGGAGATGACTGGGCCCATACAACAGGCTGGGGCTTAAGTGTTGGTAGAATTCTAGACAACGAGCACAAGATTCCTGTAATTAATTGGACCGCTAAAACCTTTACATTGTATGAAGAGGACCTGAGCACAGTAGTGTTTAGTTTATCTTTACAAGACTTCTGCACAAAATACAGTCGACTAGTTATGGTATAATTAAGGTAGGCCCAGGGGCCTTTCTATATAAGTAGAGGTGCGGCTATTAGGTTTTCCTAGTCGCTAAGTAAGGCAGGACTTTTTACTTTCGTTGGTAGATCCTAGCAGCCTGTACTTTCTTAACCCTCAGCGCAAGCTGGGGGTTTTTGCTTGCCCACAAAAACTGAGGGTATCATAATTTGTTTACGAGGTCAATATAAAATCGCCTGAAATTCTGTGATCTTGACCACAAAGCTTGGGGATGTGGTGTGCATCACACGATATACCCCTATACAAATGTCAGTGGTCGGATGTATAATTAGCATATATCAACGAAAGGATATAATATGCCAAACTGGGTATATAACACATTAACAATACAAGGTCCAAAGTCTGAGATAGATTTTATCAAGGATAAATTGAATCAACCATTTAAGGTATTACACGATAGTTGGAATATGAAGACTAATGAAATGGAAGTATCAGAGTCTATTTATTCCGCCCCCGTTTTTGCCTTTTGGAATATCCACTCTCCATTAGAAGACGGTATCACAATGGAAGAATATGTTAAGCAGCCCACACGACTAGGAACAGATACAAATGCTCCTGATTGGTTTGCTAAAGAAATTGCT